CAAATTCTGATTCTGCAGTTGCAGGACCAGGCGCTGATCTAAACAACTTATCTAATGTTGGTGCTAAATTTACGATTGTAAATTCTATCACTAAAACTGGAGACTTGGTTGTTCAGGTTGCAAATGCTACAGACGTTATGACTGGTACAGCAATAATTGTTGATACAGACACTAACGATAACACTGAAGGTTTCATGACAGCTTCAACATCAGACACGATCACTTTAAATGGATCAACGACTGGTGGTGTAACTCATGCAACAATTGAGTGTACTGTTTTAGCTTCAGGTAAATATGCAGTTAAAGTATTTACAGGAGGAACAGGAGACTTAGCTACACCATTTAGTGCGGCAGTAAGTTAATAATTAATTTAGTGTGGGCCTTCGGGCCCATACTTAAATTTTAAGGAGAATAAAAATTATGAAGGGCGATGTAAAAGCAGTTAGAGTTACAGCCACAGGGGCAGTATTCGCTGGAAGAACTAGACTTAGAGGAATTGTATTAGCATCTGATGCAGGTGGTGCTGGCACTATAATTCTTCAAGACAACACAGACAGCACAAGTTTGTTCCAAGCTGACGTTCCTAATGGAGATGTTTTTTCAATGAATATTCCAGAAGACGGAATATTATTTCCAGGTGGGATGAAAGTATCTACTATAACAAACATAGAAGCAGCGACTTTATTGATCGACAAGTAAGAGGTTTAAATGGCTAACACTACCTCGGGAACAACAGTATTTGATAAAAACTTTGCTATCGATGAGATAATCGAAGAAGCTTATGAAAGAATAGGTATGCAAGGTGTATCTGGTAATCAGTTACGTTCTGCTCGAAGATCTTTAAATATAATGTTTCAAGAATGGGCCAACAGAGGTCTCCATTATTGGGAAGTTGCAAACAACAATATTACTTTAGTTGCAGATCAAGCAACGTACACAATGTTTAGATCTACAGGCGATGGCACATCAGATGCTACAGCTGTTTACGGCGTAGACGATATATTAGAAGCATCATACAGAAACTCTAATGTAGATACACCACTCACAAAAATAAACAGATCACAATATCAAGCCCTATCAAATAAAACATCTACAGGAACACCATCACAATATTTTGTTCAAAGATTTATTGATAAAGTTACAATTACTTTATACTTAACACCTGGATCTTCTGAAGCAGGAAAATTTTTAAATTATTATTATGTAAAAAGAATCCAAGATGTAGGTGACTATACTAACGCAACAGATGTTCCGTATCGATTTGTTCCATGCATGGCATCAGGTTTAGCTTATTATCTGTCACAAAAATTTAAACCACAAATGGTTCAACAAATGAAACTATTGTATGAAGATGAATTACAGAGAGCTTTAGCTGAAGATGGTTCTTCATCTAGCACATATATTAGTCCTAAAGTTTATTATCCGGAGTCATAATGTCAAATCTTTCTTCAGGTAAATACGCAAAATTTATATCAGATAGATCTGGACAAGAATTCCCATATTCAGAAATGGTTATTGAATGGAACGGAGCTCGTGTTCACATTTCTGAATTTGAAAAGAAACATCCACAGCTAGAACCAAAACCACATAGTGCAGATCCCCAAGGTCTATTAAATGCAAGACCTGATAGAACAGAATCTGCAGTAGCTAGAGTATTAACTTTAAACCCTTTAAAACTTACAAATGGTTCTACGACTGTAACTGTATTTGAAGAAAACCATGGCAGATCTACAAGCGATGTGGTCAGATTTAGAAATGGTCAGGGCAGCTTTGGCATTACAAGCTCAGATATTAATAAATCTGCAGGATTTACAATTACCAAAGTTGATGCTAATAATTATACATTTGTAGCTGCAGGAACAGCAACTGCAAGCACTAATATTGGAGGAGGAGAAATATCGGCTGGTCCGGTAACACTAACACCATAATGGCAGGATTTAATTATTCAAATTTAGTAACGGATATTAGAAATTATACAGAGGTAGATTCTAACGTATTAACTGCAGCTTTAATAAATAGATTTATTGAAGATGCTGAATTTAAAATTTTAAGAGATGTGCCTGTTGATGCCTATAAAAAACAATCTATAGGTAATTTAGTTACAGGACAAAATACAATAAACGTTCCTGCTAAAACTTTATTTGTAAAAGGTGTACAAGTTTATGATTCTACATCTGCTTCCACAGGTAATAATAGATGGTTAGAGAAAAAAGATGAATCATATTTACAAGAATATGTGCCCTCAACAGAATCTGCAAAAAGAGGTCAACCCAAATATTATGCTATGTTTGGTGGGGCAACAGGTGTAACAGATACGACTTCTGGGATTGTTTTTAGCACCTGCTCCAGATACTACATATGTATTTAAAATTCATTATAATGCGATTCCTACTAGTCTAGTGACTGCAACTGATGGTACATATATTAGTCAATACTTTCCAAATGGTTTATTATATGCCTGTCTGGTAGAGGCATATGGCTTTTTAAAAGGCCCAATGGATATGTTGACACTTTATGAAAATAAGTATAAACAAGAGGTACAAAAGTTTGCTGCAGAGCAAATTGGTAGACGTAAAAGAGACGACTATACAGATGGAACAGTTCGTATACCAGTCCCTTCACCGACACCGTAAAAGGAGATTAAGTTATGGCAATATCATCGGCAATTTGTAATAGTTTCAAACAGGAACTTTTAGTTGGAACTCATAATTTTACTGCATCTAGTGGTAATACTTTTAAAATAGCATTGTATACAAGTTCTGCATCTTTAGGTGCTAGTACAACTGCTTATTCAACATCAAACGAAATTTCAAACACATCTGGATCTGCGTACTCTGCAGGTGGAGCAACTTTAACAAGTGTTACACCAGTGCTAGACTCTTCCACTGCAGTTTGTGATTTTAACGATGTTAGTTTTACATCTGCATCTTTTACAGCTAACGGCTGTTTAATCTATAACGATACGCAATCTGACAAAGCTGTTGCCGTTATCGCTTTTGGTGGTGACAAAACAGTATCAAGTGGAACATTCACAATTCAATTCCCAGCGGCAGACGCAAGTAACGCGATCATACGATTAGCGTAAGGGGGATTAACGGATGTCCGTTACTCGAACCTTCACAGTAACGGTAGTCTCTACCGGTTCTGGTAATAAATATTTTATTGATGGTGTACAACAACCTACCTTAGAATTAGTTGAAGGTGGAACTTTTAGATTTGATGTTTCTGATAGTTCTATGGGTCCTCACCCTTTTAAATTTTCTACAACAAGCGGCGGAACACATTCAGGTGGAAGTGAGTACACGACTGGTGTAACTACTTCTGGAACAACAGGACAATCTGGAGCGTACGTACAAATTGAAGTCGCCTCTGATGCGCCAACTCTATATTATTATTGTCAATATCACTCAGGAATGGGTGGACAAGCAAATACACCTAACGTTGATTTTTGGGGAGCAGGAAACTGGAGTGCAAATCTTTGGGGGATAAGCGAAGCATTTACAACTGGTTGGGGCGCAGATACTTGGGACGATGGTGGTTCTTGGGGTCAAGCTAACGATGAAGCAGTCGCATTAACAGGTTTATCACTAACCTCAACATTAGGAAGTATTATATCAGGAGCTGAACAAGGTTGGGGTCGAGATGGTTGGTCACAAGAACCATGGGGTGAAAGTTTTAGTCCTGTTGTATCTGTAGATGGATTTTCAATAACATCCTCTTTAGGAGACGCAGTCGCTTTTCCAAGTGAAGGTTGGGGAAGTGATACTTGGAACTTTGAATCTTGGGGTTCTAACGCTGTAAATCAAATTCTTGATGGTCAAGAAATAACTACTTCTCTTGGAGAAATTACAGCTTTCCCAGAATCAGGTTGGGGTGGTGACACTTGGGGATTTGAAGGTTGGGGCTTTAACGGTGTAATTGTAGAAGTAGATGGTCAGGAAATTACAACTGATTTAGGTCCTAATGGTTGGAGTAATGCATCTTATGGTGAAAATGGTTGGGGTATGTTTACTGTTAATCCTGCAGATGCAATAGGATTAACAGGTCAAGAAATAACTTCAGCAGTTCCTGCTCAACTTGATATACCAGAACAAGTTCAAGGTGTTTCTATAACTAGTTCCGTTGGATCAATATTTCCAGATCAAGAATTAGTAGGACTATCTGGTCAAGCAATAACTTCTGCAGTTGGTTCTGTAACGTTTGATTTAACTTCTGTAGTAATACCAACAGGTCAAGAAATAACTGGATCAGTTGGAAGTACAATAGAAGGTACTATAGAATTCATACCGATAACA